AAAAGGATCGTCTTAAACAACTCCCTCATGCCTTCAGCCATGAGACGCGCAGTCAACTCAATGCGTCCTTGGCTGGCGCTTACTGTGGCAGCCACGGCAGCCTTTGTGCTCGACTGCAACGCATCTGGGTTCAAGCCCATAGATGCCTTGGACATTCCTGTGCGACCTTCCTTGATCTGGTCTAGGTAGTCCAAGACAGGGAAAGCAGCCTGACCCACAAATGGAGTAGTTAAGGCTTGAACCATGTTCGGAGCACGCGCACGAATGATCGCGCCTGTCTCGTTGTTCAAGGCATCGTCAATGTTGACCTGACCCTCAACGATCACGGTGCGTGGATGGATCGACTGCGCCAGCGAATCCAAGGTATTGCGCATGACTTCGGACTTGATCTCTTGTAAGTCTCTAGTAATGTCAAAGATCGACATCGCCTCAAGTGGTGATGTGTGGGGTTCTGGATCGCAAGGGAATTCAACGAATGGGATGTATGACGCTGGAAGATTGCGAACCATCTTGTAGCCAGCACCCATGAAGCACATCTTCCTCAGCTCAGGGATGCCGTCGCCATCAAAGTCAACCTTGGCGTAGCCCTCAACATACAGAACTCTCTGCATCATCGGGTTAGCGCTCTCTGTCAAATACTGGTTATTTGCCAATGGTGCGCGAGCTAGAGCCTCTTCGTTGTCGTTCAAGTCGGACGATCCAACATAGTCCATCACCTCGTCTTCGTCGTACCCCATAGAGATCAACTCAGCCACAGTCGCCATCTTGCGGTGACCGATAAAAGGTGCGTCTTTAAACGACATCGCTTGACGAGAAAGCAGTAATTCTTCTGGCGGTAGGCACGCCACATGGATACGCTTGTCAGTCACCTTGCGTTTGATCTGCACATCATGGATCATCGCTGGGGGCATAGGTTGACCAGTCATTGGATCGATCTGCATCGCGCCTTGCATGGTCTCGTCTGGGTAACTCGCAACGATCTTCACATCTGCGTCGCCCTCTTGCATGACGATCTGCAATGTCTGGTCATCTAGACCCGAATATTCCTCAATTCGGACAGACTCGGTGTCCTCAATCCACGCCTTGACAATGCCACACTTCCTGACAAGAGCGTCTTTAAATGTGGCGTATGCCACCATAAAACCGTTGTTGTCATTGTTAAAAACATAGTTGCAATAGTCTGTGGCTTGCTGTGCGTTTTCCACATCCTCTGGACCACGGGGGACAAACTCCACCGTGTTCTCTGTGGAGAAAAACACACGCATCAAGGACGGCAGCATGGCAGACACGGTGTCTCTCACCTCCATCGCCACGACTTGTGAGCGTCCATCTTCCTCGTTACCGAAGGGGTCTCCTCGGTAATACTCAGTACCGCGAGCGCGGATAGGACTCAAATCAGAGTCAATGTAGCTCACAGCGTCTGTGATCTCTTGACCCATGATCGCTTCTAAGTCGGTGTCTGTCATAGGGGTGAGTGTCGGGTCAACCTGCGACGCGATGTCTGTGCTCAATCCAAGCTCGTTAGTAATATTCATTTTTTACCCTTAGTCAATACGACATACATGGAGTCCACAGCTCGCGGAGTCCTTAACAGTTCTTCTTGCGTCAATTTTAGGTCTTGTGCGATGGGATTTAACCTAAATTCCAAGTGCGTCACATAAAACCGATCTTCCCAGCCAAGATACCAATGCCAGTCGGTGTAATAAAGCCACGACTTTTCGTTAAACGCTCTAAGGTGCGTCGGGTCTTGCCACGCGCCATAAGACAAGTCATAAGGCACATGGATGCGCATCTCGCCACCGACTTTGAGTAACTTCTTGCAGCTCGTCATTGCACCCACCAGATCGGGTAAATGCTCAAGCACATCGTTAGCCAGTATTGCGTCAAACATCTCTGGCTGCACATCGAAGTCTCCGAGCCGTGTGGAGATTGCGTCGCCCCAAGGCACATTGCAGATGTCGAGTAACCAGTCGTGCTTGACGCGCAGTTGAATGTCTGCGTTGATGCAGTCTTCTCGAAAGTCCTTGCCAGAACCTAAATTAAGTACCAAAGAAGTGTTCGACATACTGTGGGCGATTCTCTTTTATCCAAGGTAAAGCCTCGGCAACAAGTTGCTGTGCGTTCTCGCCAATGGTTTGGCTTCCAACATGATGCACATAGGCGCTAGAGACAAAGTGCCGATAGCCCTGAGTGGTGAGGTCTGCGCAGCTCACATCGTCTGAATACCAGTTCAAAGGTCCAAACCTACCGTGATGCCATGCGTCTCTGGAAATGTACGCAAAGATGGGTGACACATTGTCTGTTGGACGAATGAACTGCTCGGACTTAAAGCGATTCATGTAAAGAGGGTCACCGTCTGGGTTGTATCTGATGTTCTGAGATGGTCTCACGCAATCGCTTCGAGCGCCAACCCATCCAACATTGGGTTCTAACTCCTTGATCACCTGCACATCTTCCAAGAGTCGCTGGTAGCTGTTAGGGGTAAGGACTACATCGTCGTTGCAGACGATGCAAGCCTGTGCGTACTTCAATGCGTCGTCGATTACTTCGTTGTAATCGTCGCCAAAGTTACGGGGTTCGCCAATGTTAAGCCTTGCGTTATTGTTGCCTGAGACGACTCTCTCTGTGCCACGCAAGTAAACAAACGCCTCTGGTGCGTATTGCTTGATGGATTCCAATAGGACGGGAAGACCTTTGCCGTTAACCGTAGAGATGCAGATAGGGATCACTTCTTAGCCTTATTCCTTGCGGAGATCGCCTTTGCCTTTGCCTTCGCGTCTGCCTTGCTGGACGCGCCCCAAGCATTGAGACTCAACAAAAGACGGGTCTTTTCACCGTCCTTGTACTCTGGTCCAGCCATGTTTCCCATACGAGCCAAAAAGCTGGCGCGTCTGGGGTTATCGCCTGACTTGACAGGGGGCTTCAAGTTCATGCCTTCAGACTTAGCCGAGGCACGACCTTTAGCATTCAAGCCACCAGTCGGTGACTTGCCCTCTTTCCTCTGCCAAGCTGCACTCACTTCTTAGCCTTCGGCTTCTTGGCGGTCTTGGCAGCAGCCTTGAAGTCGGCAGCACTTGGAGCAGCCTTAGAGCCGACCTTGTTCATCTTCTCGCCTGAGCCAGCAGCAATGCGCTTTTGCTTGGCGTGAATATTTGCGTAAAGACCTGCTTTCATTTCTCGCCCTCCTCGTAGTCTTCGCCCTCTTCCATGTCCTCGTCCTTGGCTTCGCCAGTATTAGGACCACCAACAATCCATGCCCTACACGAACGATTAGCTGCACATTTAAAATCAAAAATCTGGCAGTATCCGAGGTCTGCCAACTTGATAGTTCCCCACGGGTCTGCCTCGTTGCCGATGCCGTCAGCAATACATTGCTTGATGTCTTCTGAGACATTGAAGGCTGCACAGTTACCGCAAAGACTTTTCTTAGCGTCTTCGGTAGATACATCCCACTCGTCAGCCATGCGCTTCCAGTAAGCCTCGTTAGGCAGATTAGGATTCTCAGGACCGTACTTCGCAGCCGTGATCGCCTTGGCGCGGTTCTTCAGATTAAGGGTGATGTCTTGCGTGGGGAGTGGACACTCGCTGGTGTCGCTGTCAGACATCATCTGATCCATTGCGCCTTGTAAGCTCTTGGGGTATGAGGTAGCCATGATTACTTCTTACCTTTCTGTTTTACGCCAGCAGAGGACAGGGCAATAGCCAAGCCCTGAGCCTTGCTCTTGACGACTGGACCACCTTTACCTGAGTGCAGTTTTCCAGCCTTGAACTCGTTGTAAACCTTAGAGATTTTCTTCTCTGTCTTTGTCTTTTTCATCATGTCAATGACTCCTTGATTGGGATACCCGAATTATGCAACCCGCGAGAGGTTTCTTTTCAACGGCTGAGACCACTTCTGACTCGTATTCGCACCAAACATCGAGACGGCAGCGTCGCTTGAAAAGGTCAGGACGAAGCTATCTGCTTTATCAGGAGACTTCAAGCCACGCTTTCTAATGTCATCCTTGCCCTCTACCTGCATCTTTCCGCTAGATGTAAAGAAGTACCTGACAGTCGCCAGTTCAGCCACCAGCTCCTCGTCATTGGGGATACGACAGTCACGCGCCTCGAACCATGCCTTTGCCTTGTACCAAAGCTCTGCACGCAAGTTCCTGTAAGTTGTCCCCATCGCTGGAGACTCGGAGACATTGATGCCGCGAGCTGGCAACCCAAGTTCTCTCAGACGGTCAACGACACCAGCACCCAAACCAATCGAGTCCACCATGATCTCGTGTGGTCTTTGACTCGGTGCTAAGGCTTCCCACTCTGCGACGACTGCACCAGTCAGTTGCATCAAGTCCAAGTTCTTCCAAGTCTTTGTGGGTTCTATGAGCGCGTTTCCCTGTCTTTTGCTTAGAGCACTTCTGTCGCCACCAAAGCGTGCCACATCCAATCCCCAGATCAGCTTGGCGTGCTGAGATGTCTCGACATCCCTGTGCTTTGCCAGCTCCAGTAACTCCATCGGGATGATCGTGTCGTCGTCAGACCTTGGAAACTCGCCTAGTACCCTGATCCTGTAAGCGTTCGACTCCTCACCATACCTAGCCTTCATCTCTTCGACATAGGCATCTGAGACCCTTGGAGAGTCCACGCAAGAGACTTTCATCGTCACCCAGTCATTTGCAAGTCGGTTCTGGGTGTCGTAGAAGAATCCGCTAGAGCGTACAGGGTTGCCCAAAAGTAGGGTCACGGCATTGTGTCCAGACATACTTCCCGCAGCAGCCTCGAAGACAGCCTCTGGGATGCCAGATGCCTCGTCAGCCACCAGCATCACATTCTCGCTGTGGACACCTTGCAGGGCTTCGGGCTGCTCTGCCCTACTGGTTCTGGCTGAGACAAAGGCTTCGGTTGCTGCCTCCTTGACCTCGATCCTGTCCTGCTTGACCTCCAACATATCCCTCAAGGTCTCAGGCAACTCTTTGACCCAACGCTTTAGTTCCGCAAAGAGCGCGTCGTATAGCTGGCTGCTTGTGGGGGCGGTGACGACAACCTTGACGGGGTATCTGAGCAGTAAGTACCAGATGATCGCCCAGCTCGCTGCTGTGGACTTGCCTACGCCATGACCTGATCTGACTGAGATTCTGCGGTTTCCCTTTGCGATGTGCATTAGGAATGTCTCTTGCCAAGTGTCGGGGTTCGCTTTTAAGACTTCCTTTACAAAGAGGACGGGATTGTTCTTGTAGCGGATGGTGAACGCAACAAAGGGATTCTTGCTGAGTTCGTCTTCCCTCTTGTCTTGGATGCGGTCTATCTTTGCCACCACATCGGGGTGTAGTTTCTTTTTATCGTTTTCTTGTGGAATTGATTTTGTTGTCATGGGGGAATTGTGCCTTGATTTTTTTTATTTTTTTGTGGGGAGAGTGGTGCTGTGGGGAGGGGTAGTGGGGGGGGTGTTAAGTCGATAACTGTCGGGGTGCAGTTTCAGCGCCACCCGTCGCGCAGATCGAAGGGGGGGGTAAACCCGAATCAGTCAGGCAGAATCGGTTAGTGAGTGACCACTATCATTGCACAGCGCATGAAGCCTAGACATTCGCATATCGTCGTATCTGTCTGCTTTACACTATGTTCATTATGTAAAGTTATTTTGCTGTTATCCACAGGTTTGTAAGCATAAATGTGGATAACTCTGCCAGTTTTCACGCAACTGTGGATAACTAGGACAACTTCTCGCTGTTTTCTGTGGATATGTCCTCGACCACCTCAATGCGTCGCAATGCGTCCAGCCTCATGCCAGACAGGTTCACTTGCACGCTAGGCATCTTGTTCTGCGCGTATGCAGCAGGATTCCAGCGCTCTGCCACCCATTGCCTCGTCTGGACGCGCAGACGCGCCTTGTTGACCTCCTCGATGTCCGTTTCATCGGCAATTTCGATCATTTGCCCTACGATATGATCCGCTGCTCGCGCACGCACGCGAGAAAGGAAGCCTTCCTGCGCTGGTGAGTCCATCCATTCGGTCAGCGCTTTCTTGCTGACACCGAGCGCCACACATATCCTCGTCTCGCTCATTCCAGCCTCAAACATATTGGTGATCTGTTCAATCGGCAGCGTGTTCAGCAACGCAATGTCGTGAACCTTCTTTTTATTCCCAGCCATTTAAAAGCCCTCCAAGCGATTAAAACCACTTACCCGCCACAAAGTATCAACTCGCATCTAAATCTCCTCCAAAGCCCGATTAACCCTATTTTTGCCCATCTTGCTGGTATCGAATACCTTTGGCAACGACGAAGCCTCTAACTCGTCCGACTTGACATCATCAAAGCCTGTCGCACCGCCAAGTGGAAACTCCTTCGCATCCTTGTCCAGTCTGACCATTGCTGCGCAAGGCATCAAAGCCTTGATCTTCATTGTGTCCTTGATGACTGGCGAGTCCATGATCAACTCCAGCTCTTCCATCGTCCAGATGTGTCTGTTCTGGACATCGGGTCTGAACTGCTGGTAAAGCGTTGCGTCGTGATGATTCCCAACAACCACCATCACCGACCCGTCTTGCATCTCATGTTCGACTGCCAAGATTTCTGGCATCTGTGGAACTTGATTCTCAACAGCCCACGATTCGAGCGCTGCATAAGCCTTGATCATTCCACCGACAGCTCGATCCAGCTTCACCTCGTCCCTTAACTTCGACGCATCGAATACTCGTTCAGCCTGTCGCCAGAACTTAATCCGAAACTCTGAGTCAACCAAAGCAACCAAGCGATTGATTCCCCAGTTCTTTTCGTGCTCACGCTTGACCGCCAACAGCTCCAACAACCTCGAATTCATAAATACTTCAAAAGTATTCATCGGAAAATCTGGCTGTTTTAGACCACCAAGTGCTTTACTCAAACTCTTCTTAACCATAGACAACTCCATTTTTTAAAAATAACCAAATCGGACGCATTGCCACAATGGACAGGTGGTGTGTATTACATACACACACACCCCATCTGTCCATCGTTTTGGCATAGACAAATGGATTTTTGGTTGTCCATCCATTTGTCCTTGATATGTCCATTTGTCCACACTCACTTCTTGATCTGCACAACCACCGAATTAGATGATTTTGCGCCATCATCATCCGCATATACCGCCCAGCACAATTCACCATAAATGATTACTTTTTGTAAATCAGCAAGATCGGCTTTAACGCGATACCAAGCCTTATTTAGCGTTGCTGGCATGACATCGCTGCCCATGCGCTTCTTGAATTCGTCCCTCCATTGGTCAATCTTTATGCACTTATTGCGCATTCCATCGACCACCTGCATCTCGCCAAACTTCTTAATTGCGTCGTGCAGACAGGACAACGCAAGCCGTTGATTCATTCCAGCGCCTGTCCTGTTTGGTGGTGTTGCTTGGTTAGGACGATCTGTATCCATCTCCTCATCTGTCTCAACCGCCAGACTGGATGCACCTTCAAAGTCGATAACTCCACTTGATCCAGTCGTGACCTCGACCATCTTGAAGCCTATGCGTTGACCGTCTTCCCCGTCCTTCTGCTTGGAGATGTGGAGTATTCCTTTTGGCGGTTGAGCGCCTTCGATCCTGATAATCTCCAGCTCTGTGTCGACAGCGCCTAAGAGACTGCTGTGACCCCTGAGTCCTTTGGTTGCGTCCTTACCAGCGTGGTGAACCACCAAGAGAGAGCACTCATACTTGCCTTGGATTGCGCCAGCAGCCGTGATGAATGCACCCATGTCCTCACTTGCGTTCTCGTTACCACCGCCAAACGCTCTCGCCAAGGTGTCGATGATGATCATCTCGAAGTGAATCTCTCCCACAGCCTTCAAATCATCAATGGCTTGCACCAAGTCCTTGAGGTCCGTCTGACTACTCCTGAGGTTGACTTGCCGTCTCAGGAAGTAAACAGGTGTTCCTTCTGGCGTGCCGTGGTGAATCTTCAGCGCCTTGATGCGCGTTCCGATACCGCCATGACCCTCACCCGCGATGTACAGGACTGCACCTTGCTTCGCTATCTGGTTGCCGAGGAATGGTCTGCCTGTGGCGATGCACTCTGCAATATCGAGTGCGACGAAGCTCTTAAACGAGGCAGGAGGAGCGTACAGAGCAACGAATGACCGTTGCGGAATAACGCCTTGCACCAGCCACTCGACAGGTTCGTCCTCGATGTCGTCCCACGCCTCGAGCTTGAATCCTTCGCGTTGAAGTGGTGCTTGTGGCAGCTCCAACTCTTGAGTTTCTTGCGTCTCCACAGAATTATTCAATCTTGCAGGAGTCGTTACATCCAGTTCACTTGCGACTGCTTGCGTGGCTTTTGTCAGGTCAACCAGCCTATCCTTGTCACCGCCATACTTGTGGACAAACTCGTATGCGTCTTCCTTGATCTCCTCTAACCCAAGGTCTACCACTCGGATACTTTTTGTAACCGACTTAAGAGCTGCAACTGCCTTCCTTGCGTACTCCCAGCCCACGGTGTCGTTGTCAGGCACTATCGCAATGGTGAGTCCGACTAGGTGCTTGACCACATCTTCGGGGAAACTGCTTGCACCGTTGTGCGTACAGGTTGCCACCACACCTAGTGACTTGAGAGCGTCGGCTGCCTTCTCGCCTTCGCAAAGGAATACAGTTCTGCCAGTCTTCCTTGCAAAGTCCACCTCTGGCAAGTTGTAAGGGACGATGTTCGCACCCGTCATTGATGCGTGCCGTCTGCCGTTCTCGTCCACCCTGTACTGCTTGTATGTCTTTCCCTTTGCGTCGAATGTCTTGTAGCGTTGTTTTATGTGCTGGACTACGCCATCCTCATCGGTGTAGTGCCACTCCTGTTCTAAAACAGGTTCTTGCTGTTTTGGTAACGGCTTGATCTGGGTGAGGAAGTCTGTCGGATTGGGTAGGTCTGGCAACAACCCAAAGTCCTTCACCGCATTGAAGACAGACTCCTGAGAGCACCCACTAAAGCACTTGAATAACGGCTTGCCTTCGTCAGTCTCTGACACGCAAAGACTTGGATTCCTGTCCCCGTTACCCTGCCCGTGACTGCTAACAGGACAGCTCGCCATCCATTGCCCGTTCACCTTCTTTGCGTTGCCAAGCGCTTGCGCTATTTGTTCGGCTTGCATTCTTGTCCTTCTAATAGTTCTAATCTCTGCTCCAGTTCGTAGACCCGTTGAGCCAACGCAATAAGTAGCAGCATCCAAAATTCTTGTGTGTTTTCCATAGAGGAAAAAAAACGGGACTGACCTTTCAGCCAGCCCCGTCTCTCCTAAAAGTTAAAACATCTCGTCGTCATTTATTCCGGAAGCAATAGCAGTCTTAGGCGCTGCTTTTGCTTGCGGTGCTGGAGCTTGCGCTCCCATCGTGATCTTGCCGTCACTATCAAAGTTCTGAGTGCCATCGTCCACAGCGTCCATGCCAGCAGGTCTCTCGATCCACGACACCACATCAAAGTTAGGAATGCGTGTAGTGCCTTTGCCGATCTTCTCTAGCGTCGAGCCTTTGTACTCAATGACGGGTAACTTATCCGCATTGGCAGCCTGACCCGCCTCGATTGCCTTCCATAGTTTCTCTAAGCCCATGTTAGGACCTGTCCCGTTCGCGCTCCACTCAGCGAGTCCCATTTCTTTGTTATACATCTTGATGGAGAAACCGCGCTTATGGTCTGGTGACGGTTGAGCACCCTTCTTTCCAAGACTTGCGTCTGGCTGCCAGTCGCGCACACCTTCTCCAAGGTGCATCCAACCAGTCTGCAACGAGTCAGTATCCACAACCATTTTCTTTGGTGTGAATTCCTCTTTGTTGCTGTTGAGCCATGCGTTAGCAGATGGCATAAAGCGGATGTAGTTACCACCGCCAGATGATGATGAAAGATTAAGCATTTGAGCCTTTCGAGTTTAAGTGACACATGGTCACGGATTGGGGGAATGGATTATTGACCTAAAGAATAGTCACGCGCAAGAGTGAGACCACTAGATTCTTTGCGTGTGAGTGTGTCAATTAAGTCTTTTGATTCTTTGGGCAACAGTTTGGCTGCCTCAGATGGGCTAATTAGTTCACTAGAGACCAACTTATCTGCTGGGATACCAGCGTCGTGCAATGCGTGCTTTGCTGCTGTCTCGTCAATCCACTTGCGGTAGGCACGCTTTGCAGTCATCTGCCAGCCTTTGATAACTGCACCGTCTTCAATGCGTTTGACTGCGTGATCTCTCACGGCATCGATAAACTTCTCCACAAGAGGAGCGCGATCAAGTAGGTCTGCGATCTGTTCTGGTGTGAGCGTAGTCGCTAAAGACTTCATCTCTTCCTTAGTCATCACCGCAAGGTTTGGTGTAGCAGCAATGACCTCAAAGCCTTTACGCTGTGCTGGACAAATAGCCTTCGCAGCACACCATTGGCATCCATCCTCTGTTGGCGTGGGTTCGGTGTCACCTTGTCTGATGGCTTGAATCGCTGGAGTTAACCTCGTCGCTGCCCAGTCGTTCAATTCTTTGAATGTAATCTTGTGAGTGCGAGGTTCACCGTGATGGGGCTGAATAATCGACAGCTCGATGTTGCTAAATTCAATCTTTGCGTGACGCATAGCACCGATGGCGTATATCTTCATCTGGTCTGAGTCAGCGTCAACATAACCTCGTCCAGTTTTGAGGTCTGCAATGACTAAGGTTGACTTCTCGTCGTTCCACGCCACCACATCGGCAGTACCGCCCAGCTCGATGTCCTTGTCCTTGTACACGGTGACATACTGCTCAACCTTTAGCGTGCCAAGTCTTGACTCCAAGTCCCTGATATGGTTCACATGAGCTGCTGCAAAGTCAGCGTTCTGCTCGGTGATAAGAATGTCCTTGACCGTCTTACCCACCCAGTCATAGACACTTGAGTTAGTAAGGAATGCAGTCTCAGCCACCTCATGTATCGCAGTACCGATCTGCGCAGCTTCACCTGCTGTCTGGTAAGGGATGTCTGCACAAAGCCTCACAGATGCAGGACAAGATAGCCAGCGTGTGGCTGCCGATGGGCGTAGTTTGATCATTATTCTTTTTCCTGTAAATGCAAAAGTGTGTAGATGCGACCGCGAACTTCATTGGTTACTGCGTGACCTAGTTGATCTGGATCAAGTAACTCAGACAGCAATTCGTCCCTTATCTTGAGTTTGGTTCTGGTGTCCTCCAGCTCCTTGGTGAGCCAAACAATGTGCTCGCGCATTGCGCCTCGTTCTTCGTCGATCATTGTTTTGCTCTCAGTTCTCTTATGGCGTTTGCAGCAAATGCAAAGTAGTTGTCCTTGCCAACTCGCGCCTTGTGCAGTTCGTCGCAGATAGCAGCGCAGGCTTCGCGTTCTTCGTTCATAGCCCAACGAATAGCATCACGGGTGCTTGCATGACCTTGTATAGCCATCTCAATAATTTCATCTTGTGTCATTTAGCCTGACTCCCGAAGTAAGCGATCATGGTTGCGTCAGCCCTGCCAGAGTCCTTAACGCGAGAAAACACTTGCTGGTGTTCTGGATGTAGTTCCATGCACCTGTGGCGTATAGCGTCCTTACCCTTGGCGCAACCCGTAGCCTTCTGCCACACCAAGGGATTGATGTAGGTGATCGGTACTGAGAAAGACGCAAGTGCGCCTTCAATGATTCCAGCAGCTCTGCCGAAGGCATACATACTCGCTGTGCCTTGGTTTGGCATTGCGCCTGTGCGTTCTACAAATGCGTGCGTAGGGGCGAATACCTTAATGATGGATGCAACGCCCTGCGCAGAGACTTGGCGCTTGTTCTTGCCACCTCTAAGCACCTCCACGATGGGCATATCGACGACCTGCTCAAACTTGCCGTCAACATACAGAGAAAATGCTCCGAGTGCGCCAACATCCACACCCATCACCCTAATCATTCTTCACCTCAAGCGACTTGATGCGACCAATGATCAAGCGATCTGTGGCGGTTCTGAGCTTCTCTATTGAGGTGATCAGGGGTACGGTATGCCCCGCTATCCATCGAGACATTTGAGCCTGATCTATGCCAGCCTCTCGGCAGATATCGGACATCTTGAACCCCGCCTTGTCAGCGCGTTCAATTATTTCGGTTATGTAGTTCATGCTGAGTATGTTAACCTAGAATTGACTACTTCAACAAGACAGACAAAAAAAGGGGTGAGGTTTTACGCTCACCCCTATAAGGCAACTGCGCCTGTTGCGGAGACATAGGCACAGGTGACAGGGAAACTACACCCTGTCGGTATATATTTTATGGCGGTAATACCCGACAAAGTTATAGGGTCTAATAAGATAATGTTTGACATGGTAGTCAAACCTGATATGATTCACTCATCAACAACACAACGGAGTAAACGAAATGACAAACGCAACAATCACTCAGCCAACACAAGCAGAATTCAACATACAAATGTATGGTTTTGCTGACATAGATGCTTATGTAGAGTCAGTAAAACAATCTACTACTTATAAATTTACTGGCGCAAGTATGGTTGTCGCTGGTTTATTGTCAGACGCACAAGAATTACTTTCTCATGGTGACGAAGAGCGCTCACGCCAAACTCTTAATGTTGCTAAAGCAATTTTATTTGAAATCGTTGATGGCAATTTAGTTCTCACAGTAGAGCGCAAGTAAAACCAACGGGGCGCAAGCCCCATCTTTTAAGGACACCACCATGAAAGCAGATAGATTCAACAACCTACACATTACGGAAACAGAAGTCCATCCATTGCGCACAGAGTATCGTGTCGCAAGCGATACAGATAGATGGTCTGTTACTTTGATTGATAACAAATGGGGTGTTACTCACCAAGGACGCACATATCGTCCAGTTACCTCAACTCCACAAGGAAAAATAATTTTGAATTTTGTTTATAAGGTGACATCCAAAGCCGACGCATGGAATCACAACGCACCCTATAACTCTCAATTCCTTGGCGCACAACCCGCACGCGCTGGTCAAGATTATTAAAGGAGCAAACAGCATGACCGAGACCCTATATAAATTTAACTGCGAAGTGGAAGGTGTAGCACTCACCTGCCACTTGGAGTATGAACCCGCAGAATTTAATCACGGGGAAGCGCCAGACTTCCCAGCTTGCATGAATCTGGTAAATGCCTTTTGCGGTGACATTGACATCGCCCACATTCTTATGCAGTCCATCGTGGATCACATCTGCGAAGAAGCCCTCACACAACTTAACTCTGAAAGCGAATAATGAAACATCAAAACTACACCGAGAACTTTGAAGTCGATGGACCTTATCAAGACAACAAAATCAGCCTTGTGGATTGCGTCTTTATCTTCCTTGCTGGCGTAACCGTCGGTGTCATTGGCTTTATCTTAACTACGGGAAACTAATATGTCAGTAGAAAAGAAAATCGACGAGATGGTTTTAAAGTACATACTCGCTGCCGAAGGCAAAGCCAGAATCATGTCGCCACCAGATGTTGGCAAACTGGTTAGAGAGGCAATGCACAAGGGTGCGATGCTTGGTTACGACGCTGGCATGAAGATGTCATTGCGTGCTCATAGCAACGAGCTGGAGATCGCAGAGCTGACAGTCAAAGAGTTGACCGAGCGCGTCAAAGAACTTGAGACACAAATGATTGCGCAGCAATGAGCGAAGTCAAAACTAAGTGGGTGACACCGCCACCGTGGGTAACGCTACGCACCAAGTGCGAGACCCTTGGCGTGTGTCAGTCCAAGGAAAAAGTGTTCTGCATAAACTGCCCAAGGTTAAAACGCAATGCGAAAAAAAAGTAAATACAAACCCAAAGGTGTGCGCCTCGATGTCGCCACTTGGGTAATCAATGGCTTTAAGCCAGTCTCCGCTACTGGCAGCGCAGTCCTCGATCTAAAGATAAAGAACCATAGTGCCTTGGAAGCGCTCAGGACGGGTCAGGCAAAGAGATATGACATCGACTCCATCATCTCTGCCCTAAATGTCTCAGAAGCCCTCTCACGCCTTGGCATTGGGCATGAATACAAAGACGAGATAAAAGAAGGTCAGGACGCATTGCTAGAGTTATCGCGTCGCGGTATCAATCGTGAGGATAGGTTTGTGGCGAAGGCTTCCGAGCTGACAGCGATCAACTATGTCATGGAGCTGCACGACGCAATGCTAGAGATCACCACTATTGGCGAACTAGAGAAGGCACTTGACATGGTTATGAATGAGATAAAGTCACGAAGGGCGAGAGCCATTGAGGAGAAGACGGTATGAGACAAGCATTAGAACTGGCGCTTGAGGCGTTGCAAGTGGCGACAACACCGCTGGCAAAAGACAGACAAGAAGTTATACGAGCCATCACCGCCATTAAAGAAGCATTGGCACAACCAGAGCAAGAGCCTGTGGCGTGGAAACTTATGCCAAAAAAGCCAACAGAAGAAATGCTTAAGGCAATGGATGAGTGCTCAACAGAAGGGTATGACGAGCGCCTATATGCAGGTCATGCCGCATCTGTTTACATGGCGGCTTGGGATGAAGCACCTACCCCACCACAGCCAGAGCGATACATAACGGATGCCATGAAGGTACGACAAGCAGTAGCGCAAGCATTGCTTGATGATGTTTATGCCGAAGAATTAGAGCAACCCGAAGCAAAACAGTCTGGCACTATTTCTATAACCACGCCTGCGCCCGTTGCATACCTTTGTGAAAACGCAGTTGGTCACAAATACTTTAGATGGAAGAAGCCATCAAATGTATATAAACCAATTCCTCTCTACACCACCCCACCACAGCGCACATGGGTTGGGTTGACAGATGAGGAGATTGCAGATTGCGCTGAAAAAATGGAAGCATCAGACCCGACCGATAGTTTTTGGCGTGAATTTTTCAGAGGCCTTGAAGCCAAACTCAAGGATAAAAATCTATGACACGACACATAGGCATTTCAGTCCCGCACCGCAAGGTTGTGGACGACGACGACATCCAGACCTACAAAAGAGCGTGGGTATCCCTCACCGAAGAGGAGATACACAAGTGCATAGCATACGGCAAAGGGGGTTGCGAGATTGAGCAGACCGCCAGAAACATTGAGTTAAAACTGAAAGGGCTTAACTATGATTGAAAACATCCTGACCATCATCGTCTTGCTGGTGATGGGTGCTGCGATTGGAATTGGAGTTATCTTTGCCATTCTGTACTTTGGGCTTGACGACAAATGAAGTCCACCAGAATGCCTAAGCTGGTTGCCCTGATCTCTCAGAAGGGTTACACCAGCAGAGAGTTGGCAGACCTTCTACATTGCACGCTACGCTCTAGTAGGGATATGCTGCAAAAGCTCAAGGAAGAAGGTGCTGTCCATATCCAGTCGTGGCGTAAGACCAGCGTGACGCAATGGTCTGCCGTGTACCGCTACGGCATCGGAGTGGATGCAGACAAACCTGAGCCTGTGAGCAGCAGCTCTCGCTTGCGTAAGCACCGATCCAAAGAAGATGCCGACACAAAGGAAAGAAGATTAGCCAAGCAAAGACAGCTCAAGCGTAAGGTCAAGCGCGACCCGTTGACTGCTGCTTTTTATGGGGATGTATAAATGAAAAAATTAGAAGCAATGACTCAAGAAGAAAAACTAGAAGCGCTTAATACGCTTCAACTTTATATTGAGTCTGCCATTGAGTCAGAACAACAAGAGCCAGCAGAATTCAAATTAGAGACGCAACATAGAGTTGATCTCGTACTTGTCAATCTAAAAGAGATTTTTGGTTTGCTAGATATTGCATGATGTTATCTAGCCATTCTTGATTAGTTTGCTGTATTGGATTTGCAAGTTGGAATGATCGTACATCCCCACTTTCTGGTGCTCCAATTTCTCTGCGCATTTTGTACCAATCTGGGAACATAATTTCTTTTGGTACTGACTGCTCTAATCCACCTAAATACTCACCAGCAAGTTGCGTGTTATATGTTTTATGAGGAGATACTGGATTAGTTATCAACTCAGTATTTGGCTTCATTTTGCCTACTGCTAAACCGCCAGAATACATTGGTTCATTCAATAGCAATGGGTCTGTAATTGCAAATCTTGTTTGAGCAATGTTTGGAAATCCTGCATTTTGGAATTCATCTAACTGCATACGATCAACAAATGCAATGCGCAAAGCACCATTTGATTCAAGTTGATCTCTAGACTCTGGATTCATTACGCCCTTCCATTCTGGACGCACCGCTTTAACTTGACGATCAAATGCTGCAATACTTTTTTTGCTTATCTTTCCAGCTTTCATCTGCTCAAGTAAAGCATCAGACATCATGGTGTTGTAATTCATTGATAGCGGACCCATCGATGTATAAGCACCATATACATCACCACCATATTTGGCAGCTTCATTTATTTGGTTTAACAAACCTTGCGCAGCACCTTTTTCAGAAGCCCATATTGATCCACTTGGTGAGTTGGCGCGCATAAAATCATAACCACCTCCAAGATATACAGGGTTTTCAAACTGCACATCTCCAATTCCTAAAAGATTTTGACCAGTAGCAGACCTATCACCAGCAAGCGATACTATTGATCCACCCTTCATGTTCTCTGGAGTTATAGAAATCTTTGGCGGTAAGTTCCCTACTGGTTCTAGCGTTGCCCTCATCTCTGATATTGGTATTGGTAACTTTTTACCAGCTCCAATGTCATGCCAATATCCAGCAGCTCTCGCTTCGGCAGCACTCATGCGTGGCGCTTTAGGGTTAACTGCAAACATCGCTGCTTGAGGTTCAGCCAACAAATTAGGCAGCATAGACCTACCAGTTGTAAGTCTGTCCACCATCTCTTGCCCAAGTAGACCACCAGCTCTTTGCACACCTTTTGCGGTAGCCCTTGCAGCAGGACCAGCCATAGGCGCAACCGTCATCATGGCTTCAGCAGTCTCTGGCTTTAGCAATGGCACATTGGCTTGACCTATATTCGTCAACGGTTCACCGTAGGACATACGCTCAATGGTCTTAGGTAGACCAGTTGACTCAAGCAGACTAGCCAGACCCTGCATCTGCTGGGTGCGTTGTGGTGACCTTAAATAATCGTAGCCACCATAGAGCAAACCAAGCAAAGGATTTTGCGGTGTAGCGCCAATGTAATCTGCCATCGTCTTATCCTAGTCAAGTAATCCAGCAGGAGCTGGATAGCGTAATTCTGTCGGTTGTGAGAATGGGCTAAGTCCCTGCTGAAGTCTTTTCATTGCATACTCTTCAGCCTTCTTGTAAATGTCTTCTGTCGGAGGATTATTTGCAAGTAGATGGTCTAACTCTTCTTTTGTAAGAGTCGGCACAATCAATGGGTACTCAACATTTTTACCGTTGTGGGTGAACTCGCTTGATATTTCAGTCGAGACACCACCAGCAGTATTTGGCAATAAACCAAAGTAACCCTTACCCTTCATGGTGTCGCCACCATGACGAATGCCGTAAGGAGATAAACCTAGATTGCCTGAGTAGTCAAGTAGTCCAGCCATATCTTTACGGTCCTAAAAGTCCACCGAGTCCGAGACCACCAGTAATTGGAAGTGCTCTCTTTAATGACTCTACTTGTGCTTGCTCTAGTGCGTTTGGCATTAAGCCAGTACCACCAACAGCTCTGGTCAATACCGATGATGCTGGCGCTGATGTGTAAGCCCTTGCAGCCAAGTTTGTTGGCATCGACAAAAGCATATTCAATGGCGAGTATTCCATTGAGCGAGTCGCAGTTCCAGAGTCGCCCACGATTGGTCTAAATGCTTGTGCGAACCTTGCTGCCTCATACATTGGTGTCTGGTTAGATCCAAACACAAAGCCTTGTGGGTCTTTGCGTGTCAGGGCAGACGCTAGATTCAAACCAGATACATTGCCTGATGATGGGTTGACAACACCAGACGCTGTGCGGATTGTCATTAGGTTGCGGTAATTGGTGCGAGCCTGAGAAAACGCTTGTTGCTCTGCCTTGCTGAGTCCAGCAGATAGAGCGTCGTCAACCATTTCCTTTAACTGGAATAAGGCAGAGCCTAACTCACGGTCACCCATTGCGGTAGTCATCTCATTCTTGGCTTTCTTGCCAATCTTAGAAGACAGGTTTTGCAGTTGTACGCCACTAGCCTCACCCTTTAGAGCCAAGTCCTGTAATTGCTTTACAAAGATGTTTGTCTTTAACGGCTGATTAGTAAGACCTTCAAAGGCATTGTCCACAAGGTCAATGTTGTTCATAAAGGTCATGCCGTCTAACTTGCGTACATCTGGTGTTGCCACCTTCTTGTAAACATCGCTGATCTGACGCTGTGCCTGAGCCAATATATCATTGCTCAACTCGTCAGATTTAACGCCAATGGCTTGCGCAGTAGCGCGGTTTAAGACCTTCTGGTTTTCAGCCTTGATGGTATTAAACGGTGCAGAAGTAAATGGGCTTGACTCCATTCGCGCTTCCATCTGGAGAAGTGAGCGCGATCCTGTCTCTTGTGCTGGCGTAGTCTTGAACCCCATAGCCTTGCCACGCTCTAAGATAGCCTTTTGAGAAGCAGTAAGGGCAGCGCCAGACTCAGGTGCGACAGAGCCTAAATTGACCCCGCCACCAGTAACTTGAGCAGTTGGTGTGGCGCTTACAGTTGCCTGAGCAGAGCTAGGAGCACCAGCACCGCCAACGGCAGGAGCTGCACCGCGACCAAATAAAAGGTTAGCGATCTTGTCTCCAAGATACCCGCCACCAGCACCAAGCCCAAGACCTAACCCAACTTGCGTAGCCTTTTGCGTACCAAATGAATCTTGTGGTTCAAGGACGGGTTGTAAGCCACCGCCAATAGCACCAGAGACAGCGCCAGCACGCACAGGTGCAGTTGTTAGTCCAAGAGCCTTCACAGCCGTTGTAGCGGGAATTGCGGTAGCAACAGCACCACCAACAGCGCGACCAACATCAAACTCGTCTGGTCTCATCTGACCCATGCGCCAGTCTTGTTGGTAGGCGCGTTCAGCCTCGCGGTTTATATCCTCAACCTTCTTGCGCTCTGCTTGCATGAACTTCTCCATGCTAGAGCCAGCAGGTGCAACGGCTTCTAAGCCTCGCGTCAACAGTTGTGCGCCAGCGTCTGGAATGTCACGCAAGCCACGAATAACACCGCCAACAGGAGAAGCCAAGACTTTCTCGGTGACTGTCTTAGGTTGTCTCGGTGCTGGAGCTGGCACAGGGGCAGACGCTAAGGCAGATGTAACGGGGTCTTGAAGAAGAGTGCCAATAGCTTTCAGTATGTCATCGTCAGACATTGTGTCTGGAAACTTAACTGCGCCAATGTTTGGAATTTGAACTATTTTGTCAGCCATGATTTATTCCTGCACATAATTTAAGATGCCTGTCGCTGGATCACGCACAAGTCTTGGTGTTCTTGCAGCCATTGCTTTTTGTATCTGCTTATAAGCTGGACCAGCTCGCACAGTCATAGCAAGTTCGGTATCGCGTCTTGCGCGAGCTTTTTGCTCAATAGTTTCTTTGGTGTCGCTTACTTGCGGGAAATATTTAATAATTTCCTTGTCCATTTCATCTACGCCAATAACAGCGCCAGACTCTGGTCTTAGGTTAGCAGTCACCCAATTTTGTTGCGCTTGTCGATACTGCTGTCGAAGCCCACTCTCGCTGATATTTGCGATTCCAGTAGTCAATCCAGCACTAGGTATATTTCGCATGATTGACTGATAGTAATTTGGCTGCCCAACAGCTTGCTCTAAGGTAACAGGCTTGTTTGTCTTAGGGTCAAGAATTGGCTTTCCATCTGCACCAATTACAGGCTGATTGAAAATCTCAGTTGATTGCTTCATGCGGAAAGCAAATCCTGCCGACTTGCTTTGATCCTCAGTAGGCTTAGAGCCAGCACCCTCAAGAGGTTTACCACCTTCTGACATAACTGGTACGGCTGCACCCGTAGGTGCTTTTGGCACATAAACCAAGCCCTCTGGTGTTTCCTTAATCTCAAACGCGCCACGATCAAATTCTTGCTGTCGCAAATTAAGGTTACCCATAGCAATGCGATTAGATGCCACCTCAGAAGGTGACATGGTTTTAGCAATACGCTCAACTTCTGCATTAGTAGACTTGTCGCGCACACTAACATAAGAGCCAAAGTCTTGATATGTGTAGTCTGGGCTTTTGTTTACATCAAGCAGCTTCATACCGCCAGACTTACTCATCACAAAAGATATTGGCGTGCCTTTTGGACTCACACCATATTGCGGTGTGGTGCTAAATTCTTCAGTTGGCTTGATCTTTAGAGCTGACTCTAAATACTTCTGCGCCTGTTCTGGCATCCCGTATCTTTCGGCAATTCTGTATTTATTTATTGCGTCTTGATACAACATATCTTGCTCAGACATTTGCGGAGCTGGTGTTCTGACTTGTTGACCGATTAAGTTTGCACGCGCAACGGTAGGACCAGCAGGTAAACCATCCATAGATATGGCTTGATCTGGCGTGATCGTCGTGACTTCACCACCACCACCCATTTGCGGTTGCATTTGTTGCGTTTGCAACGCCTTGCGGAAGTCTTCCATACGCTTGGCTTCAGACAGTTTCTGTCTTGTCAACAAACTCTGCACAGCACCTGTCTGTGCTTTCTGATAACCCTCAGAACCTGCTTGCAGAGCACCACCAAGGGCTTGACCTATGGAGATTGGTCTCTCGCTTGGACCACCAGCAGAAAGCAATGCTGCTGCTGCTTGGAGAAGCGCTTGGTTTCTAATTCCGCTTTGCTGGTCTGCACTCAAATAGTCTTCAAGTCCAGTACCACCACCGCCAAAGAGTAAACCGCCAAAGTCTTGCATTGTTGCCATGTCTTACCCCTTAACCTAAGAATCCAAGCAAACCGCCAAGTCCAGCACCGTAGGCTGCGTATTCGCTTCCAGACTCCTTGCCACCTATCAAAGAACCTAGTTGAGCGCCACCCAAAGCACCGCCAAAGCCAGACGCTACTGGGTTTGTGTAGATTGGCTTTGTAGTGCTTTCACCGATCCTTGCTGGTTGCAAGCTCAATGCGCCTTGAGCCACATTCAAACGCTCTACACCGAGACCGCGAGCTGCGTCGAGTCTTTGCTGTTCGAGCTGGCGACGCAAATCTTCTTGTGAAAGTCCAAGGTTTTGAGCCTGAGTGAAACCACCCTGACGAAGTTGTGCAGCCAAGTTACCTGCATTGCGTAGTGCTGCCTCGTCTACCAATGATCTGGTTACTGCTTGGCGTGTACCGCCAAACGCTTTAGCAGCAGTTGCTCTTGCACCTTCAGCAGATATTTGACCTTGACGAGCACGCTCAATATCTCCAAGAGTTCCTTGGATAACTT